GGCAATTCTGTTCGTGTATAAAAAAACGGTTTTGATTTTTGTATTTCGATTCCGTTGTCGCGTAATGCTTCGGCGCGTGCATGTCCTTTGGTTATTGCTTTTGCGCTTGAGTATAAGTGTGCGCGTGTGTTGTTGCATTTGGCGCATGATGGGACAAGGTTTTCTAGTTCGTGTCCGCCGCCTCTGTCTACTTCGATTAGGTGATCTGCTTGTGTAGCTGGTTGTGTGCCGCACCAGTGACATAGTGGTTTGCCTTGAAGTATGACTTGCCTGTTTTTTAGGTAGCGTCCGTCTCGATGTGCCTGCCCCATTTGCTCACGCGCCTTCGGCTTGTGCTAGCGCACCGCTAACGCGGTTTGCTCTCGGTTTGTTAACGCTGGCCATGTTGTCAACTTTATGTCTGTGGTTTGTTTTTGGTATGTCAATTTGTGTTTGTTGTGATGTAAGCCTAATGCGAAATGCCCCCCGTGCTTTTGCCTCGTAGCACACCCATATCTGTAACACATTTGCCCGATCATGTGTTACCACATAGATCGTCTACCCTCGTTGCCGAGTGTTACACCAACCGCGCTGCAAAACGCTTAGGTCTGTTGTGCTTGTTATTTAATTAAATATCACTATTGCCGACGGAAATGGTGCTGATGATTTTTGATCATCAAATTTCAATCGACCTTGAATAAACCGTATTTCGTTTGCCTTCATACAGTAATTGTGCCACCATTTTGTGTCAGTTCGACTAGGTATTAACATCACACAAGTTTTACCTTTGGCGTGTTCTGCATACGCTTTTGCAATCCATTTTGGCAATTCACGACCATAAGGTGGATTTATAAAATTTGATTTGCCCCACTCACTTTGCAGACCGTCAACTTTGTAATTAGGTGGACATGGATCATGATCAAACTTAAATTCTGCGTTAAGCGTTTGATAAACGGCTTTCGGTGTTTTCCAATCCATACGCATTGAACTGAAATGCACACTCATTTTAATTCACTTGCTTTCAACGCATCAATTACCTTCGAAATGTCCTGTTTAGTTAAATCGCCTGTTGTATATATTTCGCGACCCAAAATAGCAGAACAAAATGTTTTCAAATCGTCACCTTTAAGACCCTGCCCATTAGCCAACGCACGCATCATGCCCATCTGCTTAGGTGACGGATATTCGCGCGGTTTTTCCTCAGGGAACGGCACTTCGACATCACGCAACTGCACAACTGGCGCTATCGGTTGCCGTGACTGTGCGGCCATAACTTCATCGCGCGACGCAAGCGATTTGTTCGCACCGATGCCTGCATATGCCAACGCACGCCCAACGGCGCTGGTGTATCCGACTTCCGACTCACTGAACTTTGTGTACGGTGTGCGACCTGGATAAATTTCGCACGCTGACGCGATCACCGGAATCGGGTCTTTCGGGTCACGCCAAATTGTGACTGTGCATCGAATGAAACATGATTTGTCAGGCATTTCGACTACTTCGCGCGATGTTTCTTGTATCCGCATTTCAGGCCAGCGTTCAAACGCAATTTTTAGCCGTGTGGCAACATCAACATAGTTATCCATAAAGTTTTGGGTCATGCCAACACCAATCGTTCTTTCAACAATTTCATGTCATGCAAATCAGATTGCGGAATCCACCAAGACTCGCGTTTACATGCAGGCGCTTTGCCATCGTTAGGTGCGCGCCAATATTTATCTAAACGACAATCAACAGCATCACGCCAACCATTTAACAACACGGTTTGTTCACCAATGTCGCAAACAGTCGACACAAACGGCGCTGTCTGATTATTGTGCGCGTTCAATATCAAATGCCCGGCACGGTACAAAGTGCCTTTTACTTCAATGCCGTTAGATAAATCTGGTCGATCTTTTTGATACTCAAATGGATATGTGTACGGAACACCAAAATGTTTATGCACCGCCAGTTCTGACATGACACCAACCAAAGTTTTGAATGGTGTTTCAGGCGATGCTGTTAAATCGGTGCGTTGCTGATATTTAATGGCGCTTTCGTCGCGTGCTTTGGCGCATGCTCGACATGCGATCATTTCGGCATCTGTTAGTTCAATCAAATATTTGCTAATAGGCACGATGCACCATGTTTTCTAAACGCTGTATTTCAACTTCGTTTTCGTTTAATCGCAACTGCTTGATACCGATTTCGATGTCGCGTTGTTTGATGCGTTCGTGCAGGTCGGTGATGATGCTGCACAAATATCTGATCTCGATGCGCGCCTGGTTGCATGTGTCGATCAAATCTGAATCATCTAATGCGTTTGAATCATCAATGATGTGTTGCAACGCTCTTAGTGTGCTTCGCGCTGCCAGTTCGTGCGGTTGATAAAACGGTACTTTGTTGCTTGTAATGTCGTTCATTACTTGCATTAGTGCTTTGAACTGTGGGTCAGTTCTTGGGTCGATGTTCTCGGTCATCTTTAGCCTTTCGTTGGTTGGTGAAATACAGTAGCGCATATGTGTACGCAGTTAGGACTGTTGCTAGAAACAAGTGTTTTATAGTGACCATGCGCGCCAGCCTTCGCTATATCGATAGATTGCCAATGCTGATCGCATGTTGTGTTCTAAATCAAATAAATCGTCACATGTTTTGATAAGGCCGTATGCCTGCAAATATCCGTTTGGCCAGTAGCGCGATGGTTTGCACCAAAACTGGTTGATTTGCATGACACCGTTTGAACCACCGTTCGGATCGTTGGCGTTGAACGCATCAGGTTGGCATCGTGATTCACGGTAAGCAACTGCGACAACTGTGGCTAGTTCATGTTCAGGAAATCCGACATGTTTAGCCATGTCAAACACCGCGCCACACGCATCAGGTTGCGTTATAGGCGTAGTTGCGACGGTTGTGGTAGGTAGTGGCGCAGGCTGTTCTAGGCCTTGCCAAACCGTGATTGGCGCTGCCTGCATTTCTTGTTGTGTTGGCGTTGGCGGTTTTGCCAAAACAAATATTGATGTGACGCTAACAAATAGCGAAATGGCAAGTTTGGTGATGAGTGTCATTTAGACCTACTTTCTCGGTAGGTCAACCAGCCTAGACAGATTGCGGTGCGGCTTTCGGTGATGGGCCAAAAACTGCGCTAAATGCTTGTTTTACGGCCTCAGGGTCGTGCGCTAAACGCGGTTCTACTTCGACATGCCACCAGTCGCCAGTTTCAAATTTGCCTGCCTGCCATGTGCCACGATCACATTTCCAACTGCGTGTCAGCGCATAGTCGATCACAAGTTGTATGCCTAGCGTGTCGGCGTTTTCTAAAAGTTTGTTCATGTATGCCAACGATATTTTGCGTCCGTCTTGCCTGCCGCGTTTTTGTTGTGCCTGCCAACGGTAAGACAAATCTGCCGCTAAACCGCGCGCATGGTTGCTTATGACACCTGGCTTGCCGCGTACATCACGATTAACAAATGTGCCGTTGTTCCACAATGATCCGTCTGAATGTTTGCACGCTAATTCGACCCATTTGTTCATGCCAGCCAACGCCGATTTAACAACTGGCTGCGCGGTCACAATATATGGTTTTGTCATTCGAGTGCGTCCGGTACGCCGTCATTGTTTTTGTCTAAATTCTTTATGCCGTTTGCTGACACTAGGCCCGATAATGCGCCTGTTAAAAACACGCTGATAGTGCTAAGTAGGTCAACAATTTTGCTATCGAGTGGCGACATTTGTTCGGGCATTGATACAAACAACAAACCAAACAATAAACCGACAACCATGATCACAAATGTGATTGCCATTAGTATGCCGACTGTGACGATTAGTCGTGCGTGTATTTGGTTATTTTCTAATTTCGCACCTGTCAGGCGACCCATATTTGCAGACCTCGACTATTGATAGATTGCGGATTTTTGCGCCGCCTGTTGTGTTGGTTTTGCTTGTTGAGCATGACACTAAACACAATACTGCTATGACTGTCCGAATGGTAGCCATGTCTGTGTTTCTTCGTTCCAGTAGTAGTCGCCGTCAGGTTTTGGTGTTGGTGGTTGCCAATCATTGTTTTCGTCTAATGTCCACGACTCGAATGGTTGCGGTGCAACAAATTCGTCGCGCACATGATCGTATGTGTAACCTACTGACGGAAATTGTTTTCGTATGCGATGGTTGTAACTGCATTGCAACCATTCGCCGCCAAGTAGGTCGTGGCAGAATTGTGCGCCGTTTACTTCATCGTTGTCATGCACAACAATTACGCGTTGCACAACACCGTTTAAGATTTCTGCAAAGTGTGCCATTAGTAAATGATGCTTCCGCTTGCGGTAAATGTGTATTTTGTGCCTGAAACGGTTGGTGAGCCTGTAGTCGATACGGCTAACACGCCTGCGTCAATGATGACCACACCACTACCGCCATTACCACCGTTGCCACCTGCGCCACCTTGATTTCGTGCGCCACCGCCGCCACCACCCAAATTTGTTGTGCCGTTAGATGCACTAGCAAAACCTGCACCGCCTGTACCGCCACCGCCTTGACCGCCGTTTGTAGCAACTGAATTTGTACCTGAACCGCCGCCGCCTGCATAGTAAATTGACAAGTATTGTGAACCGTCACCGCCTGCGCCTGCGCTGCCAGCATTAGCGTTACCACCGACTGCACCTGCGCCACCGCCACCGCCACCGCCAAGTGTGCCGTCACTATTGTTACCACCGTTATTGCCTTGACTTGGTGAAGTGTTTGGCGTGTTACCTGCACCACCTGTATTGCCACTATTTAAGCCTGCGCCACCACCTGAACCACCAGCACTACCAACAGCAGGTGAACTATTTGACGATTGACCGCCACCACCACCTGCGCTAGTCAAAGTAGTTATACCTGTGCCACTTATTTCGCTATTGCTACCGTTTGCACCGTTTGCGTTTGCTGTTGTGTCGCCTGCACCGCCAGCGCCGACTGTAATTGTGTAGGTTGCACCAGCCGTCAAAATCTGATTTGACGCTGTTCGAAAACCGCCGCCACCGCCACCGCCAGCACCACGACCACCGCCACCACCGCCAGCGACAACAAGATAGTTAGCAATAATTGCGCCTGCGTGTGGCCCTGCAAGAATTTGCACAACTACGCCTTCAAATTGCCGACAACCACCCAAGTGTCAGTCAAAATTTTGCAACATGTTGCGACCGCGTATTGCGCGTTTGTTTTTAATTTGCTGCCATCGCTTCGAAGTGTCACACCTGCGCCTGCCGTGATCGTCACCGTACCAGCACCTAGTTGCATAATGTTTATTTGCGTACCAATACCATAAGCAACACTTGAATTAGGCGGAATAGTTAACGCAATCGCTGACGCGTTATCACAAGTTATTAGTTTGCCGTCATCAGCCAACACGGTTGTGTAAGTCGTGCCAGTTTGTGCGTTTATTGCGATCATGGCGGTTGCTACCGCGTCTAGTTCTGCTGCAGTTAAAACTTGCCCGGCTGTGAAATCTTGTCTAGTTGCCATAGTGCCTCACTTTATCCTAAAACATTAGTTGAATTGATGATGCCGTATATAGCGTCAGAAACTATTAGTTCATAAACGATGGTTGTTGGTGCGGTGAAATACATGATCGCATGGCCGTTGTTAACCGTAATGGTGTGTTCTATGCCTTCGACACTTAGTTCTTGTGCCAGTTGTGTGGTGCTGTTACCGCTAACGAACGATTTTTCAATGCTGATCGTGTCACCTATATCGACTGTTGCTATTGTGTCGCGTTGCGCTGTTGTCAGTTTGTTTAGGTTTGTGCCGACCGCTGTGTATCGTGCCTCAGGTTCAGGTGATAACAGATAATTTGCTAGCGCTAGCGCGGCTGTGTCGTTGTGCAACAACGAATCGGTGATGCTTGTTGTTTGTATAAAATATTTTGCTTGGCTGGCTGCATCATCTGCGATTTGTTGATCGCCACCAACAATGGCGACCGCTGCACGATTGACAACTTGATCGGCCTCAAACGATACGCCTAAAGAATCAAACGGCACATTTGTGCCATCATCATCAAAATCAAGAACTGGTGCGCTAAGTGTGTTGCCTATGCGTGGCTGAAATGTTAGGTCGCCTGTTCGTGCCATAAATAGACGACCCTGTTCAGCGCTGTTAATCCGTGTGCAGTATTCCAAAACATTTGTGCCTGCTTCGACTAGGAACGCTGCAGCGCCGCCAAGTGTTTGTGTTCCTGTAGAAATGTCGCGTTGCGCTAACGGAAAATTGACCTCAGGCAAATCCAAAACTGCTTCAAGTCTTTCGTTAGATAGTTCCTCTGACGGATTGAATTCGTCCATGTATGTTTGGGCCAACAAATAGAAATCGTCCGCACAATAAACTGTTACCGTGTCTAGTCCGCCTAGCGCGAAGTTGTAGTCGTAGTTAACGATGTAGCCGTTGAACAAATATTCTTTGACATTGGTTGTCGAATAGCGTGCTAGTCGTACTCGACGCATTGGTGCAAGACCTGGTTGCGCTGTTAACGGGTCGAAAAATGGACTTAGCGAATCGAACGGATTGAAAATTCCAGTCGTGTCTAGCATGTTTAGCACCATTGTGCCTGCGCTGAATTGGTCGCCTTGATCGCGTCTGCCGCGCTTCACGCTTATTGAATTGATGCCAGTTGTTACATCAGCAAAGTTTGTTGTGCCATCTAAAACATAAGTGGTGTTGTTTAATAAACCTGCAACCGCATCATCTAAAATAAATGCGTCTTGTATAAATCCTGTGTCAATTTCTAGCGTGTAGTTGCCAGCGCCGACTATTGCTGTGCCTGCCATTACGCAACCTGTATCTGTGCTGGCCCTGCCGACCTGTTATATGCGCGAATAGCGTTAACGACCGCCTGCCCGATTTCGGCGCTAGTCGACAAACCGCCAGTCACATTGACTGTCACATTTCCCATGCCGCCACCACGACCCAATGGCACTACCGCTTCCGGGCCTTTTTCGCCTATCAACGCCAATGTTGGCGATGTGACAATTCCGCCTTCAGCCAACATAGGTATGTTTGGCACGCTAAAACCTTTGCCACCAAAACCTGGCACCCAGTCAGGAAACTTAAACGACAATTTGCCGATAGTGCTATTCCACAATTTTGCAATCGCGTTAAAGATTGATTTATAAATGTTCAGTACGCCTGAAATATAATCTTTCAAAAAATCTAAACTAGCGGTGACACCGTTTTTGATGAAACTAAACACCGAGTCGACTACGGTTCGCACAATTTCAAACCGTTTGTATAACACGACTAACGCCGCAACAAACGCAACAATGCCCAAAATGACCAGCGCAATCGGATTGGCTGACATAACAAAATTGAACGCTGCCTGCGCGCCTGTGGCAATCTGTGTGGCAATAGTCCACGCTTTAATGGCAACATTGGCGACCACGATGGCGGCCGCAAAACCGCCAATCACGCCAGCAATAATCAAAAATGTTGTGGTGTTTTCTTGTGCCCATTCCGCCATTGGTTCTAACAATTCCAACAGTTTTTGCAACACGGGCAACAATGCCATTCCAATTGATTCTTTGGTTTCGTCCATCGCAATTTTCATGCCAGCCATACGGCCCTCGAATGACATCGCCGCCGTTGTCGCAGCACCACCAAACGATGTCGCCAACGCATCAGTTATTTCCTGCATGCTTGATTCTGAACTAATCACACCTTTAAGCGACGGATCTAATTTTGTTAACGCGGCGGTTGACCCGTTATACGCTTTGCCTAACGCCAAAGTAACCGTTTCTAAATCTTTGCCTGTTGCCGCACTAATGTCCAGCGCCGTGTTCATCAAATCTTGTGCAGCCTCGACCGATCCAGTTGACCTAACAAGATTCGACATAGCCGGACGCAACTGGTCATCAGCAACCGCAAACGCACGCGACATGCCAGAAATAAAATCCTCATTGGCGGCGATTGCTTCCTCAGTAGCGCCAGCGCTCGTTCGTAACTGTTGCGCTAAAAGTTCCTGCGCTTTTTGATCCTCAACAGCCGATTTGGTTGCCAAACCTAAACCAGTTGCCAAACCACCCAAAACACCGATTGCAGGCAACATCGCCTTTTTTAATGCGAACGCAGATTTAGCGCCAGCGCCTTCCAACTGTTTGAATTCGGCCATCGCTTTCGATATGCCTTTGCCATCAAATTCGGTGACGATAGGTATAGATACAGCCATTAGTTCAATTCCTTTCGCACGCGTTCCATCAATCGATCAATCAATGTTTCGACTTCGCCTTCGACTTGGTTTTTGTTTCGTTCCCATGCTGGCCAAACAAACCGTGATGCTGTGCCATATCGTGCGCTTAAACTTTGCACCATTTGACCGCCTTGTCGTGTTGGCACTTTGCCTTTACCTGACATGTCTAACAGCGCCGCACTAGGGCCTGTGTAGCGCACAAAGAATGTCGCCAAATTTGTTGACGCGCCACGATACTCCCTAACTTTTTTGCCTGATACACCTGATGCAACTTTGTTTTGTTTGTCGCTGTACGGAAACATTTGAAAACCTGACGCTGTTGTCCATTTGCGCGCCATACCGGATAACGGTGCGGATTTTGGCAATTTGGTTTTGATGTCGTTTGTGACTGGTGCGGTAATCTGTTTGAAATCTTTTGTCAGATCGCGGCGCGCTTGTTTGTCGATGCTGTTTAGTACGCGCAACGCATCTTTTACACCGACAACTGTTGTGGTTGCGCTAATGCTGTCAGCCATTTCGGGCCTTGCGTTCTTTGTTAATCAATTCGATGACCGTGTTCATGTCGTCAATCTCAAACGATATTTCAGCAGGCCAGAAACCAGTCGCCACAAGAATCTGCGCTAATCCGTAGCGGTATGAACCGCGCCTACTTTTGGGTCATTGACCGCCGTTGGCAAACATGATTTTAACGATTTCAAATAATCGTCAAACATCGCTGGCACGGTGATGCCTGACATCTTTGATGCTTCGTAAGCCAAATACGCTAAATCCTCTTGACCGATAGCGCTTCCAAGTTCTGATGCTTTGCGTTTGTATTTGCGTTCCCAAAGAACAGTCGTGAACAATGTTGTTTCGACTGTGACTGGATCGCTTCCATCAAGGAATTGAACTTCAAGTGATAATTGCATTATTTGCCTTTCTCGGTACAGCCTTTGTAAGACTGGCTTGTTTTGTTAGTTTTCAGCGGCCAATGCCGCGCGATCATGCGACCGCTTTAGTCAATACGCCGCCTGTAAATGTCAGCGTAATTGTTGACAGTTCGCCAAGTGATGCGTTGATCGGTGTGTGCGATTCAAGGTAAGCGCCTGTCAGCGTGTAGATCGGATTGGTTGCCGATGCTGCGCCAGTTGCTGGTGCAAGCACGATGTTTGTTTGAATACCAACCAAACCGTAGATTGTGGCTTCAGTTTCGCTGCCTGCGTACGATTGGTAAAGTTCAATTTCGACGCTGTTGTTTTGCAACGATGTCACCGATGATGCACCATATTTGCGTGCGGTGTCACCAAACGCTGTTGTTTCTAGTTGTTCGTAAACATAGTTCAATGTTGCGCTGGTGCATTGGTCACGCAAATCAACGCTGTTGATGGTCACATTTGGATTCGATAGGTAGACGCTGGTTGCCATGTTTTATTCCTTTTCGTTTGTGTCTTTAGTTTTAGCAGATTTTTTGGCGGTCTGTGTGGATATATGGCCGCCTTCGATTAGCGCTTCAATGTTTACACCGTCTAGATCGGCGCTGGTGACAACATCGCCAGGTTTGAAACCTGCAAGTCTTGTTGATGTAACTAGGTAATTTGCCATGTTTGTTTCCTATGCCGTTTGTGCTTGAACATTTGCTGTCACTTCGTAACTTGGATATTCAACGCCGCCTATAAGCGTACTAGTCGGTCTGCCATCGGTAACGGCAATATTGGCCGCCAATACCTTCGACATAATGTTTAACAACGATCTTTGTGCGTCTAGGTTCGCTGGGCCTAGCGTAATGATTTTGACTGGAAACATTAATTTGATGATGTTGTAGTTCCAAGCATCAAACGATGGCGCGTCAATGAACACGCATGGCGGCACAAGGTTTCTAGGGTCGTTGACTACCTGTAAACCGCTAACGGCTGTCAGCGTGGCTGTGAGATCGTCTAGCGCCTCGTTAAACAAATCGGTAAAGGCAACCGGCATCAGGCCACCTGTGGACGGTCGACACCTAACAGTTGTTTAACCAATGGCGACAAACCGTTTGTTGATCCTGTCGACATGCCGTCAAATGATGCAAAGTCTGTTATTGATCCGCGTTGGCGGTACAGCGCGCCACCATACATGATGGTCGCTAGTTTTACATCTTGGCTTGGTACAGTTGTCAGGCTGTCAAAATATCCGACTTCCTGCCTGCGACGGTAACAAAAAGAATTTGATGCCGCTGCGCAGATTGTTAAGAATGTTGTGTCGCCTGCCGTTGCTGTGCCTATGCCGATCCAATCCTCGATGTCTGTTGCAGTGATCCATGTGCAGGTCTGCGTGTAGGTAACAACACCTGAATAATCTGCAACAAATTCGACTGCTGTGCCTGTGCATGCGTACAGCAGTTGATTTGGTACGGCAACATTTGTGTTGTATAAAAATTCGCCAGTTTCACCATCAACACCTGTGAACAGATATTGCGGTAACGCTAAAACTGTGAATGTTCCACTAAATGGTGCTGCTAAAACTGAAACCGCTATTGATTCACCTAATGCGATTTCTGACGGCTCAAGTGTCGAAATGCACGCATAGTTATCTATTAGTTGTTTCGTGGCTGTTTTATATGTTGCCATAGGCGGTTTAGCCGCCTACGACTAGGCAACAACGATTGACTGAATGAACGACGATTTTGCAACAAATGTAGCGAAATAGCCGTAATAACTAAATGTGCGTCCAAGCGTTGCAGGTACTTCAACCGACATAACGCCTTTTTGCTGTTCGTAGATTTCAAAACCTGGTGCGTAAACAACAAGCATTGTGCCTGCTGCAAAGTTGTTGTCAACAACCATGTTGAGGCCGTACACGGTTTGGCTTGAATATTGCAGGCCAGTTGTGTTGCCGATGCCGTTGAATGTTGTCATTCCGCCGCCATAGTAACTAAGTAGCGGTCGCTTGTCCGCGTCCAACTGCTGACCCAATTTTTGCCATACATCAGGACTGACGCAAATGTGAGTCGGGAAATAGTTGCTGTCCTCAGCAATTTCGCGCGCTGCATCATAGATTGATTCGATCAACGATTCAGGATTGGTGCTGTTGTATGTCCAAGTTGATCCTGACGCTGTTTTGCCTGCGACAAGTGCATCGGCTGCAATGTCATCGGTTGCGATCAAATATTCGCCAGCCAAGTCATTCAAAATCAAATTCATTGCTGCTGGATCAGTGAAATCCATGTCTTGTACCGACAATGTGACTTGTCCTGCAACAGTTGACTTTGTAACAACATTCGATGCGATCACCATTGTTGTTGCGCTAACAGCAGTCAATTCTGTGTTTTGTTTTGCTGCGCTGGTGTGCGTTGTGATCGTTGGTCGTATAAATGTTTTGCTTGGTGTGTTTGGCATTGAACGCGCGCCAAACGCTGTAACAACTGGACGAACAAAATTTAAATCCTGAAACAGCGGTGAAACGACTGGAACGGGCAACAAACCAGGTGTGTCAGTTGTGAGAACATCGCCTGCTGCTGCTTGCAACGCTGTCTGATTTTTTGCAACTGCTGCTTTGCATGCTTCTTGCACTTTGCGGAATGTGTCGCCGCCAATGTGCATTGCTGCCATGTATTCGCCAGGTGTTGGCATTTTAAATTCTTGTTTTGGTTGTGCCCAAAGTTTGTCAACAGTTGATTGTGCTGCTGCTTCGACTACTGGTGTTTCAATTTTTTCGGTCATGTCTGTTTCCTTTGTTGTGTCTTGATTTGATTGTATAGCAGGTTCTACTGATGTTTCGTGGATAGTCTCATCGGCTGGTTTACTGGCCGCGACTTGTTCAATGATTGCGCCGCTAAATGCGCCTTGACTAACTAGCGATAGTTCTGTCCATTCAGCCGATTCGATGATCATTGTGCCATCGTCGTTGTAACTAAATTTGATCGGATTGACACCGACCGAAACTGCATCTATTACGCCGTCATTTGCCAATGTCAAATATTCGTCGCCTAGCCGTGTGGCGCTGATTTTGGCTGTGAACATCATGCCTTGTGGTGTGTCTACGCGCTCGACTAGTTTGCCGATGATTTGGTTGCTGTCGTGCTGTCCAAAAAGTTTTGGGTCGCGACCCGTGACTGGTAACGACCCTTGCAAAAATCGTACTCTAGTTCCGTCTGAAACTGTGGCTGTTTCGTCGTAAGTGACTGCAACGCCGCTGATTGATCGGCGCGGCAATCCGTCTGCCGCTGCCGCATCAACCGTGATCTGTGAGGGGACTAACTTGATCATGTTTCTGATACTACACTTTCTGTTTCTGTTGTTTCGCGCATTTCGTCCATTGAGTATTCGCCTTTCAAATATTGTTCAACATCAAATTCGACATAGGTTCCGTTTGGTAGCACATTATTTTGGCTGAGTGTGCCAGCGATGCAATCGGCATAGGCGCGAACGCCGAATGTCCACAAATCCATGCGCGATTCGGCTGATGACTGGTATGAATATGACCCAACTGAAATGCCTGCCAAATATGGCGGAATGTTGCACAATCGGGCCATTTCCATTGCCTGAAATTCGGCGCTGTCGATCAACAGCATTTTGTCAGGTGATGTCAATGTTTCTGTGTAGGTCACAAATTCGTTTAGTGCGGCTGTTTGGTTTGTTTCGCGTGCCGCGTTAAACGCTGCCGCCAAATCTGCTAGTTCTTGTGCGCTTAATGGTTCGCCGCCTGTTTGTCGAAGTACGCCAGCAGGAATGGCCGATGATGCGTTTCTGTAGCGTGCGTTTTCAAGTTTTAGCGCTGTTGCAACGGCTTGTTCCGACATGTAAATAATGCCTTGTATCGGTGACAAAAATTGGATTACATCGTCAGGATTTAGTTCTGCGCCTTGAAACATGATTTGTTTTGATGGCGCAAACCAAACTGGCCCTGATTGATCAAGTGTCTGCACCATTGCAGCAGGTATGCGTGTGAACGCTGTTGGATAATTGTCAGCCGTTCTCGCGGTCACATAAAGGAACGATCTGCCAAAGAAAAAAAGATCGTCAAAAATCCATGCAAGCAAAAACGAATTTGGCACACTTGGATCGATTCGACGCAACCATGTGCGTGGCGCTAGTGGCATTTTTTCCATTTCGTTGCCGTTCCAAATTTCGGTGTACATCTTTAGGTTCATGCAACTGATGACGCTTGCCATCAGATCGCGCGCTCGACTAATTGTTGGCACACTCATCGCGCGGTTTCGTGCCGGGCCTTCAATGTAGGAATAATATTGGCCGATCATTTGCGCGCCGCCATTGTTCACGCTGTTTGTGTAGTACGCAGCCGATCCAGCAGCAGCCGCTTTTTGTGGTTGCGGTGATATTGCGGCTTTGCTGACGGTGCGGTTAAAAATGCCCATGCGCTAAGTATGCCACCAAACTATTTGTGCGTTGTGTATAGGCGACCGTCAATCCGTAACCGAGAAAGTAAGGCATCAACGGCCGCCCGACGAAATACTAGCCACCAGCAACAACGATCATCGGTTTTCCTGTCGTGGTTGGTCGTGATGCCAGCGCCGCTGACCAAACCAAACAGCGCGCTAATTCGATTGGGCCTGGCGATCGTTGCGACGATAACGCGATACTGTTTTGTGACCTTACTGCGACGGCACGCTGGACATGTTCAGCCAGCATTGTTTCGCCTGTGTGCCACAACAGTTTTTCGTGGATCATTGATCTGATGCGTGGCGTAAATTTTAGGATTTCTGCGTAGCCGACAACGATGCGGCGGCGCTCAAGTGCGGTTGGCCAATGAATCTCGATTGATGGACTAATTGCAAATTTGACTGTTGAGTCTTTGGCGATTTGGTTGACTTCGTTCAACATTTGGTCGTAAGTGTCGGCCACAAATGCGACCGTGACAACTGTGCGACGATTTGGCAATACAACTGATCTGACACCAAAATAGCGTTCGTCTGTTAGTGATGATTCGATAGCGACTACACCGCCAGCAGGTATCGGATCGGCATATTCAAGTTCTGACCAAATGCCTGGCTGTATCCAAGACTTGTCGCTGGCGACCCAAAGGTTACAACTGGCACGCAGGAACGATATGCGGTCAGGATTTTCGGATTCGGCTGCAATAGTTTTCATGTCGAGTGTTGTGCCTAACGCTGGATTCGCATACGGCCAAGCCTGTGGATTCATTGGTGATAAATCTGGTGGCGGTGACCATTCCGCAAAATAAAGTGTTGACGGTTCGTGTTTGTCGATTTGTCGCAATCCTTGTTCACGCCAACGCAACATCGCTGTGCTGGCTTCCGTGCCTGCGGTCGACCACATAGACAACAGCGGTGATCGTTGTGCGCGTTGCGCTGGCAAGAGTCCACCATCAACTACTTCGCGGTTAATGTCCCAGCACTCGTCAGCGACGATGAGGCTGGCCGACATGCCGTGACCAACAGAATTGTTAGCGGCTCGAATAAACCAGCGTGATCCGTCCGGCATCGTGACGCTATTGCGACCATAACTAGACATCAATTTCGCGTTAAAACTTTTCTGCAAAATCGGTGCAAGATAGTCATACAACATCACCGCCAAATCCAGGCGATGCGCCGTAGACAAAACAGTCTGCGGTTTATCACGCACACTTGACATCGAAGTCAACCACCAACCAACAAGCGCAGCCAACGCAACCGTCTTACCGTTCTGCCGCGCAGTCGACACCAACGAATACCGATGCACCAAATCACCATCATCACCAAACGCCAACTGACCATCAAGAACACGCTTTTGCCAATCCATCAAATCAACATTCAGGTATTGGGCAGACCACTCAGCGACCTCAGACCCAAACGAACCAGCGTGATCCGCCACCATCGTTTCCAATCTTGGCTGAGCATGGCCAGTTAGCGCCAGTTCAGGCTGGTCATTTGCGATAGAGAAGGA